CTCCGCCGAAGTCGATGACCTTCGCTGGCTCCGCGTCGGCCAACTCGGCAAGCTGATCGAGAGCGGCGCAGTCTATCATGTCGCGCTCCTCGGCATCTGCTACCATGTCTGCTGTTACTGTGATCTTATCCATTGCCTATCTCCGTGTATCCTATCGTGCCTAGCCGACCCGCACAACGCAGGCCAGCTATATACAATATATCACGGTTTCGGGCGAAGTCAAGTAAAATCTTTGGAAAAATCGCTCAAGGTCAGCATAGCAAGGCACCTAAAGCAAGGCATGCCATACACTTACAGCCGCAAAAAAATATTTTCAGCAAGGGGGAAAAATCGTCTAGGCAGCGCCGAAAACGCAGGGGAACGATGCGAAGTTTGACCGTCAGCACGGAGATGTAAGATGTCCTTGCTTGCTTGTGCCACGTCCGGGAAACCGCATGTAACGCGATACGGTTACATGGCTGCATGTAACGCAAGCATGTTACATGACCGGATTTGGGGCGCCTGGCACGGAAGGGGGAAGGATAGGTTTTGTCGGTCTCGCCGGAGCGCGGTTCGCGGCGATTCAGCACCTGCGCCGGCCCCTAATCAGCCGCTATTCGAGGCCTATTCCAGGGATGGCTTATCGGTAACGCTTCCTGATACGCATTGTATGCGGTTATAATCGGCGATAGCGGGCGTTGCCTCGGTGTTACCAGTCTGAGATTAGCCTTGTAACAAAGGCGCATTAGGGGTGTAGCAAGGGGTGTGTGGGGGGTGATAACGGTGTATAAGGGGTGTTATACGTGGTTGTGGTGGTGGGGGCAAGGTGGGCGTCCAGGCCGGTGCGCGGGCGGTGGGCGGTTCCCTATTCCGCAATCTCGTAATATATTGCTCCCCCCGGGATTTTTTCATGCCTATTTCCGGCAATTCAGCCTTTTGTGTGTTTTCGGGGGTGCGGTGTATGTGCCGGAATGCTCGCAGACGCACTGTACTCGATTCTGGGGGCACTTGATTGTCATGTGGCGTGGTTGGATAGGGTGGGTCGTCGGAAGGGCTTAGAATCGAGTACAGGCGTTATTTTCGCATGTTGGGGAAAAAAGTGGTTGACAAGTGGATGGGGTGGTGTTATAATGCTTGCGGTGAAGGTGCAATTTTTTGCACTTGGCCTGCGTACGGATTAGGCAGCGGGTAGGAAATGCTGGGCTAGATATTGTACACTAGGGAAATAGCTAGAGCATGGAAGATCAAAGGGAAAAGGAAGAAGTAAGAGAAGAGGGTGCTCCTAGTGGGGGTACGCCGGTGGCTGCGACGCCGGAGGGTGTTCGTGGGGTTGTCGATGCCCAGGAGATGGCTGCGAGTTTCCACTACATCTTCCACGAGGACATTGAGGGGTTGGATGTTGAGCGTTGTCCTCGGTTTTTCAGGCTGCCGGAGCGTCCGCAGCAATTCATTCTCCAGTATCTTTTCGGATTGCGCCCGCAGAATGCGGCGTATGCGTATTCGGTTGCGTATGAGCCGAAGGGCGGGGACGGTCAGGGGCAGTATGGGGGTGCGTATCGTGTGCTGAAGAGCAGCCGTGTTCGGTCGGCGTTGCTTGAGGTTTTGGCGGCGGTGGGGATCAAGCGGGAGCGTGTGCAACTGATGATTGCTCGGCAGGCGATTGGTGGGGACATAGCGGACTTCGAGCCGTATCTTTCGGGGAAGATGGATTTGCGGCAACTGCGTAATCGGGGGGTGAATACGCGGGCGTTGAAGAAAGCTCGGCGGACGGTTGAGAAGGACGGGAGCCAGCACTATTTGATCGAGCTGTACGATCCGTTGCCGGCGCTTCAGACGCTTGCGAAGATATTGGGTATGACTTCGGAGCAGATGGACGTGAAAGTGAGCGGGGGTCTGGACTATTCGGGGATGAGCGAGGAGGAGTTGCGGAAGCTGGAGCATGCGACGGCGGCAAGATTGGCGTTGCGCAAGCAGATGGAGGATGGGGCAAGCGGGAACGGTGGGAACGGGCGGGGATTGGCGCCGGCGAATACTGACGTGTTGACGGGGACAACGGAGCCTAAGTGGTAATATGGGATCGATGGGTGACCGGGAACAACTTCTGCGGTATCGTTGGGAGCTTGCGGGTCGGCATCCTGTGGAGTTTATGCGGTATTTCGTGTTCACGTTGGATCAGCACGACGGTGAGCGGCCGGTGAAGCCTTGCCCTGTGGATGAGCGCCCGCACCTTGAGGCGATAGCGCGGGTGTGGCATCGGATGAGGGCGGGGGATTTGTGGGTGTTGAATCCTGAGAGCGGGCGGCGGCAACGGTGTCGGGGGCTTGTGGAGGCGAAGAGCCGGCAGGTTATGCAGAGTTGGGAGTTTGTGTGGCTGTGCCTTTGGGATGTGCTGTTCCATTCGGGGCGGCTGGTGTTTATGCAGAGCAAGCGCGAAGAAGATGCGATAGGCACTAAGGCGGCGGGCTCGGGGCTGTTGGGCAGGGCGAAGTTCATACTGAACAACATCCCCGGCGGTTCGTTCCTGTTGCCGAAATACGTTGAGCGGGCGAATAAGCTGGAGTTCACGGACTTGCACAGCGTGCTGTGGGCGATCCCTGAGGGCGGGGACATCATTCGTTCGCACACTGTGTCGGGGATATTCAGCGACGAGTGTGCTTTCCAGCCGGAGTTTGAGAGTGCGTATACGGCGGCGATGCCATCGTTGCGCGGCGGCGGGTGGTTTGCGGGGGTGAGTACTCCCGACCCTGGTTACTTCCGGGACTTGTATGAGGACAGGAGGGCGGCATGAGACATTTCTTGGTTGCTGGCGTTCTTATTGCGATTTGCGGGGGCTGCATTCCTGCGGAGATGTTCGGGCCGGTAGACGGGAGCGGGCAGGGTCGGCGTGGGGAGCCGGGTGCGCCTCGTACGTTCGCGGGTGACGTGGCTACGGGCGTCGAGGGGAGCATCAAGACGGGCAGCCCCGTCCCGTTGGTGGAGTATGGGGTCGGGGCTTTGACGACTTTGCTGACGGGCGGGTATATCGTGCGGCAGCGCCAGCGTGGCAAGCGGCGGGAGAAGCAGTTGACGGCGGTGGTAGATGGTGTTGCGAAGGCGCCGGTAACGGATGCGTCGAAGGCGTTGGTTGGCAGGGCTATCGGTGCCATATCCGAGGGGCTGGGCGTAGAGGACGGGGCGGACGGGCTGAAGGCGTTTGTGACGAAGCGTAAGGCGAATGTTGTCCACAAGCAGAAAGAACAAGGAGCGTAAGGCGTATGACGGCAAGAGTAACCGAGATCGAAGGCATGGTTCGTGCGGTTGGCGGCAAGGAAGAGCTTGCGAAGTTTCGTGTGGGCGAGAAGGGCGTGCTTGACATTCAGATGTTGGGCATGTCGAAGATCGGGGACACGGAGCCGACGTTCCGCGTGAAGTTCTCGGACGGTCGTGCAGAGACGCATTACCAGATTCGGCGGCCAGCGGTTGTTCGGTCTGAGCCGGTAGCAGCGGCCAAGCAGTAGCGATGAGCGTGATGAATGGAGCACAAGGTACTCGAGGGTGCGGAGCAGTTGCTGCCGGGCTTGACGATAAGCCCGCTGAGCACAGGGATGTGCCGCGTGACACTGCATTACAGTGCCGATCCGGTGGTATCGCAGCCGGAGATGCTTGACGAGTTGGCGGCGCTCCTGGGCGGGCGCGATTCGTGGCGGTGGAAGAAGGAGATGGAGCTTGACTGGGATGCGCAGTCGGGCGAGATGGTCTTTGAGACTCAGTGGTTGGGACGGCAGCGGCCATATATCCGCAACCCGATAGGCAGGATGGACATAGACGCTGCGGGGGCGCTTGCAAGGCGCCCCAGCGGGCGTGTGAAGGTGTTCATCGACCCTACGGTGATGCCGGACGGTGTGCCTGTTGAAGTGCAGAGCGTGCAGCGGACGTTTGCGATGGGGATAGACGTTGGCGCGGGCACGGGCGCTTCGGACAGCACCATCGAGGTCTTCTGCGTGCAGGGCCGGGAAGAGGCGGCGTCATTCGCCTCGAACCACATAACGCCGAGCGATTTAGGGCGGCTTGCGGTTGCGATAGGCCGGTTCTACAACGATGCCCTGATATGCTGCGTGTTGAAGATGCACGGCGTTACGGCTATCAGGGCGATGGTAGACCTTGGGTATCCGCATATATGGCGCAGCCGCGACATCAAGCAGCGGACGGAGGTGCAGGCGAACCAGCTTGGCTGGCCGAAGGGCGAGTTGAGCGACAAGCTGCTGCTTGACGAGTGGCGGGATGCTTTGGCGGCGGATCCGCCGGGCACGATACTGCACGACTTCGAGACGCTGGAGCAGCATCGGCAGTATTTGTATGACGATGCAGGCCGGGCGACCTTGAGCAGGATGCTGAAGACTCAGGTGTCCGGTCGGCAGCAGCACGGCGACCGGGTCGTAGCCTGTGCTTTGGCGAATCGGGCGTGTATGGATTTGCCGAAGCAGAAGAATGCCATTATGCGGGCGCGTGGCCCGAACAGCTTTGAAGGACGGCGCAAGCAATGGGAAACACAGCAACTTTTGGAAACGCAGACGGGGTGGTAGAGGTAAGTGCCCCGACGGTGCGCACGAGCAAGACGAAGTTCGTGGCGCGCCTTGCGGATTCGTTGCGCCAGTGTGATAAGGTGATGCGGCCGTTCCGCAGCCAGCGGACGCGGTTCATCAAGGCGTATGCCGGGCCGTATTACGGGACGGGCTTGCAGCAGCGGCAGCCTATGCCGATGGAGTATCGGCTTGTGACGGTGCTGGTTCCGTATCTGGCGTTCGACGCGGAAGTGATGGTGACGACTCGGTATGAGGAATTAGACCCGTTTGCGCGGCTGTTTACGGAGCGGATCGAGCATCGGCTTGACGAGATGCGGTTCAACGAGACGATGCGGCTGGTGACGCTGGACAGCCTGTTCGGTAAGGGGATTACGCACACTGCCCTTGCGGAGAGCGAGAAGGGCAACTACTCGATGGACGCGGGCAAGGTGCATGTTGACCGGGTGTCGTTTGACGACTACCTGTGGGACACGAGCGCTTATACGCGGTATGATATGGCGTTCGAGGGACACCGGTATGCGCGGACGCTCGATTGGGCGGAGGAAGCGGGCGGGTTCGAGGGCGATGGGCGCAAGGCGCTGATGGCCTTGTCGAATGCTTATCGGGGCGCAATGCCGGAAGCGACGCGCCGGCTGACAAGTTCTGAACGTGATGCGCGGATGAGCCTGAAAGACCGTGTGTTGCTTGCGGACGTGTGGTTGCCGGACGAGAACGTGGTGTTGACGGTGGCGGGCAACCCGGACTGGATAACGCAGGTGCTTCGAGAGCGCGACTATCAGGGGCCGGAGTTCGGGCCGTATGACACCTTCAAGTATTCGGACGTGCCGGACAATATGATGCCGGTGCCGGTGATGAGCGCCGTGCGCGATTTGGCGGAGGTCATCAACGAGCTTGCCCGGAAGATCAAGCGGCAGGCGGAGCGGCAGAAGGACATCGGCGTTTACAGTCTGGGGCATGAAGAGGCGGCAGACGCGGTGAGGACGGCGCCGGACGGTTCGATGGTGGGTGTGCCCGACCGCAACCAGATAGATGTCCTGAGCTTCGGCGGTGTGAACGACGACAACTGGAAGTCTATGGCGTGGTTCAGGGAGGCGTTCAACCTTGTTGCCGGCAATCCTGAATTGCTTGGCGGCGGCGGCCCGCAATCGAACACAGCGTCACAGGACAAGATGAACCTGGCGAATGCGTCGGGGACGCTTTCGGACTGGCGGCAGCAGCACATCAACAGCCGCAACAGCATCGTGCGCAAGGTTGCGATGTGGGAATGGACTGACCCGGTGGCGCGGGACGAGTATTCGCTTTCTATGCCGTCTGGTATCAAGATACCGGTTCGGTGGACGCCGGAGTTCCGCGAGGGCGACTTCTTAGACTACAACCTGGAGTTCAGCCACTTCCCGCGCCGGAACACGGACGCCGATGAGCAGTATCGGCGCACGGTTGCGTGGTTGACAACGGTGGGTCTCCCGCTTGCGGAGATCGGCGCGCAGCAGGGCGTGCATCTGAACGTGATGGAAGCGGCGATGGCGACAGCAAGGCAGGCGGGGGTGGATGTTGCCCCGTGGATATTCCAGGAAGGCGCCCCGTTGCCGGGCGGCGGCAGGAGCAGTGCGATGAACGGTGTGCGGACACGCGGGCCTGACAACCGTGTTGTGCGGCGTATGCCCGCGAAGCCAGAAGCGTATGAATCTGACGCTGAGAAAGCTGGAGTAGCCTGATGCCTATTTTCTGCTACAAGTGCCCGGAATGCGGATGGACAGACGAGCAGTGGAAGCAGCGTGCCGACCGCAACGTTATGCCGATGTGCCAGAAGTGCGGCAACCACTGCGAACGGGACTTGGGCGCCGAGATGGGCAGGCGCCGCAACGCGACGTGCGGCGAAGTAGTGAGTATCAACGCGGGCGTTCAACCCTGGCAGGTGGCGCAGGCCAATCAGGAGTTGGCGGCGGCGGGGTTGGGCGACTGCTTCCACGATAGAGAGGGCGATTTGCATTGCCCTGACAGGAACCGGTATCTCAAGGCTCTGCACTATAAGGGTTACGCGAACCGGGATGAGATACGAGGCCACCACAACCGTTAGTTAGGATGCTTTTATGCCTGATGAACAGGTAGCGACGGGCGAGCCGACGCCGGAACAAGCACAGCTTGAGTCGCCGCAGGGTGCCGCAGACGATGCCGCCCCAGCGGACAAGGGCAAGGCGTTTCATGAGCGCTTTGCCAAGATTCAGGCCGCCGCAAAACCGAAACAGGCCGCCCAAGAGGAAACCGCACCAGCCCCCCCCGACGGCCAAGAGCCGCAGCAGGAGCCGGGCGAGTTTCAGCCATCGGATTCGCAGCGAGCACTTTGCAAGCAGATCGGACTTTCCGATGATGACATTGCAAAAATGAGCAATGTCGAAATTGAAGCAAATGTGAAAGCAGCGAAGGCGATGAGCCGGGCAATGGGCAAGCTGGGTCGGGAACTCAAGACGCTGCGCGACGAGAACGCGAAGCTCAAGGAGCAACCGGCAGCAGCGCCCAACGCCCACCGACAGGATACCGAGACCGCAGGTCAGCCGTCGAGTATGGCTGCGCCCCAGGAGAGCGAGTTCTCTGTCGAAACTTTCGGCGATGATGCGACCGTGCAGACTCTAAACGCGATGAAGCAGGAGATGAAAGCCCTGCAACAGCGTTTGGAAACGGCCGAGTCGCAACGTGTAGAGAACGAAGCAAAGGTTCTGGAGCAGCAGTCGGAAGCCTTTATCGAGAAGCTCGACCCTGAGATATTCGGCAAGTATTTCACGGCGGACGACGCGGTTGACAACCGGGAAGAGCTTATTTCGATGGCGCTGGGGATCAAGGACGCGCACGAAGATGTGTCTGGGCGTTCTATGACCTTAGAAACAGCGTTCAAGGCTGCGCTGGCTGCGTTGGCTCCAGAGGAATTGGAGGCGCAACACACGCGCGGCCTACAGGAAAAGATCAAGCAACGGCAAGGCCAGTTCGCACAGCGGCCGTCACAGCGCAAGGCTCATGAGGATGCGAAGCCGCAGACTCGTGAGGAAAAAGCGGCGCTGGTAGCGGCTGAGATGCGGGCGCGGTATCCGGGCTACGGCCGGTAGGCGGCATGATGGTTGCGCTTCCCATAACAATGGAGGCGCACAATGGCTGGCGTAAGTTACGATATTTCCTCGACGATACTCTCCGAGCAGCAGGCCGAGACCGACCTGTTGAAACTCACGCGAGAGCACTATGCCGAGGACTACAAGAGCACCAGCGACGTGCTGACTTCCCGGCACAACTGGGAAGTCATCAATCGGTGGTTCGCACCTGGCAACGTGGTGATGTGGACGGAGGGTTCGACGTTCACTGACACCGTTTTCTTCGACCGCGACGGCAACGTTCGGACACGGCACGTACGCCCGTGGACGCGCGACCAGATCGACGCCAACAATGCGATTGGCAAGGTCACCATCCCTCTTCGCAAGCTCACCGACAACTGGACAATCGAGCGCACCGAGAAGCTGCTGAACAAGGGGGCAGCGCAGGTGTTCGCCCTTGACAAGGATCGCAAGATGCAGATGCAGATCGGCATTGCGAAGACCCTTGAAGAGCGTGCGTTCAAGTGCCCGGACTCAAGCAGCGACGACCTGTATCCGTATGGTGTGCCGTATTACCTCGTGCCGATCACGACCACGCAGGCAGCGGCCGACACGCAGGATCATCAGGGCGTCACGATCACGTTCGGCGATGCAACGACCACGACCACGTGTGCGGGCATCGATGCGAGCGCGAGCGACTACAGCCTCTACAGCAGCTACAACGCACGCTGGTATCACGACGACATCCTGAACGATTTCGGGGAAGAGGACGTGAAGCGGATCGTGCGTATGTTGAGGCGGCTGAAGTTCGATGCTCCGACAAACGCGGAAGCGTGGCGCAAGGGCACGTACGACTATCAGCGGTTCCATACGACCGAGGCGCTCATCGAGACGATGGAAGAGCGCGCACGTGCGAACAACGACAGCCTGCAAGCCGACCTCGGCAAGTTCAGCGGGCAGGTGGTTGTGAAGGGCGTGGGTCTGACGTGGAACGAGGAAGTGGACGACTGGACGAACTCGGATGGGAATACGAGCCACACGCTTCTGGCGGTGAATTCGCGTGAGTTCAAGCCGGTTGTGCTTGAGGGCGACTTCTTCCGCGAGAGCGACCCGATGATCCCGACGGATTATCACAACCTGATCGTCACGTACACTGACTTGTCGTACAACTTCTGGTGCCTGAACAGGCGGACGGCCGGCGGGCGCATCGACATGGAGCCTATGACGTAATAGGCATCACACAACAAGGGACTTCTGTAAAGGAGATGATATATGTTTGTTACACCGAGTTTTGTGGGTGCCGACGACCCTGTGGCCGCTGACGGCCCTAGCCCCATTATCTGGGGCGACTGCCCGTGGGAAACGCTGATGCTTGACCCGACGAAGGGCGTGGCGTTTTACGAGAACTGGTTCCGCGCTGGCGACTTCGCCACTACCAAGACCAGTTGTGGATACATGACGATGATCGACCCTTCCGGGTCCATCGAGGGCATCGGGTCGACGCTGACGACCAACACGAACGCCGTGATTGCCCCGATGCGTTTCTACAGCGATGGCGACGACAACGATCAGGTCTCGCTTGGGTGGCCGCACGGCGGCGTATGCTGCGAGTTCGACGAGAATCGCGGCCCGCTGTGGTTTGAGACCATCATGCGCATCAACACGGTGGCGGACGACAACGCAATGGTGTTTCTCGGTCTGTGCGAAGAGGGGTGCTCGGCAGACGACACGCTCGTTGGGGACAATGACACCGACTGGGGGGCCAAGGACTTTGTTGGCTTTACCATTCAGGAGGACGACGGCGACTCGCTAGACATCTCGTACAAGATCAGCTCGGGCAGCACCGTGGCTCACGAGGCGGGTGCGCAGGTTGTGGTGGCGAGCACGTGGTACAAGCTGGGGATGAAGTACAACCCCAACAACTACATGCTGACGTTCTTCATCGACGGGGCACAAGTCGGAGATGCTCTCGACACGACACTGTCCACTTTCCCGAACGGGGAGGAGTTGGGCGTGTTGCTGTTCATGAAGCTTTCGGGCGCCGGGAGCGCTAAACCCCCTATCGGCCAGGGCGGGGGGTGCAGTTCTACCATAGGACTGTGCCCCCACCCGCTGAACAACGCAGAAAGCGGCACGATATGGCAAACGGCAACGGTAGCTCGATAACGTTGAGGATTGTCGGGCTGGCACTGACGGCTGTGATAGTTATGGCGAGTGCGATATACGCGTACGGGCAGCTTACGGCCGATGTGCGGCGCAATTGTGAGGACATCAAGGCGCATGCGAAGGTGTTGGATCGGCTGACCGAAGGGTTGCAGGGGATGCAGGTTGAGCAGGCTCGGACGCTTGTTGGCATTGAACAGATATTGAAGCGGCTGGAGGATAAACAGTAATGGCAACTACGAGTATGGTTTTGGTGAACGGTTCGACGGCGGATTCGGCGTTGGAAGACCCGGTGCCTGCAACGTCGGTGCCGACGACGGGGTATCTGGCGGTGCCGAAGGGCGCGAAGAGCGTGATGCTGTATCTGGGCGGCTACCACGATACGACGCCGGCGGACAACGACTATGCGTATCAGGTGGTGTTGTGGCGGCAGGCGCCCGACCCGACGGGCGAGGCGACGGCAACGCAGCTTGCTACTCCGCAGCTTATGGCGAAGGGCGTAGCGACGCTGGGCACGTTGGTGATGCAGGATGCGAGCGGCGATACCGACTACCTGTATGCCGACACGATCACGAACACGCTGGCGGCGCGGCCTGACGTTCTGGTGTTTTCACCGGCTGATAACACGATGGGCTGGATTTACATCGAGTTTGACGACGCGGTGGGGATCGAGCTTGAGAACGACTTGGACGGCGGGAGCGGGACGGCGGTGAGTTCGGTGTATGCGTTCGCCCGCTTCTCGGAGGAAACGCACCCTTTTTTTCTCAATAGCCTGCTGAGTAACAAGCTCGGTGGGTTTTCGGGCGACGGCGGTGCGGCGAGCGACGACAGCGTGAAGGCGGCGCTGGACTTGGTGTCCAGTTACACCCTGTATGATGGTTGGCGGCTCGTTACCAAAGCGGTGTCGAGGCCCACGACGAATTCCGGCCTGTTTACCGTGACCGGGTTGGCAGAAGTGCGAGTGGCTGGAGTCGCAACGGAGAGTGTGGTCGGGGACGGGGGTAACGCTTCCGTAGGGACAGCGACAAGCCCGGAACTCCTGATCGAAAATACCGTGAACACGAATATCGACAATGCCGACGTGTGGATAGACGCGACCCCGGACAAAGGCGTCAACACGTCTGTGTGGAACACGGCGCTGGTGCTCCACGATACGATTCTGTTGACGGTCGGTGATTCATGGGGCACTACCGGCGCTGTCACATTTGTGTGCCTGTGGAAACCGCGCAGTTCAACGGCGACCGTAGTGGCGGCATAAAAATATTGGAATAAGGAGCAATACTCAAATGGCTGCAAAGAAGAATCCGAGAGGCGAAAATCGTCCGCGTGACGGGCGCGGCAAGGGGACTGGAATGGCTGGCGGGCGGCGTTCGGGCAAGAATACGGGCGGCTGCTCGAAGGGCGGGCCGGGGCATGGCAGGGGCGGCGGGCGCGGCAAGGG